CATAACTGCGCCAGTTTTGTTGCCCATAACATCCACACCACCAAATGCTTTGCTCATTAGACTTTTGCCCAGAGCACCTGCCACTCCGCCCACTAAGTTTGCCGCACCACCCACAACTTTTCCAGGAAGGGTGTTTGAAACAGCACTGGCCATGTTGCCAAGTCTCCCTGCTGATCCACTGGTAGCAGGTGCGGCAGTGGCAGGTGCAGCCACAGCAGGTGCAGACCCGCTGGTGGCAGTTGCAGTTGCGGCGGGTGCCGCAGTTGTTGTGGCCGCTGGCTTGGCCATGCCTGGACCGTAAGTCACCTTCATGGGAGTGGCTCCCGTCGCGGTTGGCATGTTGGTAAGTTCGTTAAGGGGTCTGCGTGTTATTTCATGAATCTGCATGGGTTCTCCTGACAGATCGCGAAAACTTGCCGGCATCTTTGGTGCGGATGGCATTGAGCAGTTTTCTTGTGAGGTTGTCTGCTTGCTCTGCGCCAAACTCTGATTCAATTGATTCAATCAGGCGTATGGCACTGGCAATCACGCTGTCAGCACGAGTTTCAATTATGAGTCTGCGATCTCGCTCCACATACATTGAATCTAGTTCTTCCAGCAAACTTCGTGTTTTTTTCTGCATTCGATCTGGGCCTTTGGATTATTTAGTGCATTACAAGTCTTAATAAATATCTACTATACAGGATCTCCCATGACAAGTCAAATCAACCCCAACAACATAGACGGCCAATACCCCGTTGCAGGCCAGCCCAACAACACACAGGGCTTTAGAGACAATTTTACCAATATCAAAACCAATTTTCAGGTGGCCGCAACAGAAATCACTGACTTGGAAAACAAAGGCGTTTTTAAAGCCGCGCTGACAGGTACCACTCTTGACAACAACATGGCCGACAACTTAATATACGCCGTTAAATTAAATGATGTAAGTTACACTTATCTGCAACAAACTGCCACAGCAGGTGCTATTGCTATTGATTATTCAGCCGCACAGTACCAACTGGTTGCACCCACTGCCAATATCAGTCTGAGTTTCTCTAACTGGCCCGCCGCAGGTGATGAAGGTATTGTTTACGTTGACATTTATGTGACCAATACTGCTTATACAGTTACACTGCCTGTCGCAGTCAGCGTGGGCACAAGTGGCATACAAGGATATGCGGCCAACGTTATTACGTTTGGTGCCACTGGTACCTACAGATTTGCATTCAGTAGTGTGGATTCAGGTACCACAATTGCCATCTATGATTTGAATCGTGCTCTTACTGCTTATACCAATCCATTTGGATATGTCGCTGGCGGTGGTGGTACTGTGACACAAGCCACCAACAAAGCCACAGGTGTTACGTTGAACAAGCCCAGTGGACAAATCACCATGAACAATGCGTCTTTGGCAGCCGCAACCATTGTGAGTTTTACTTTTACAAACAGTACAATCTCATCAACTGACGTGTTAGTGATCAATCATGTGAGTGGAGGCACTATTGGTTCTTATACTTTTACTGCCGCTTGTGGCGCAGGCTCGGCCACTGTTTATGTTCGCAATGCAACTTCAGGCTCACTTGGCGAAGCTATTGTGTTGCGTTATGCTGTGATCAAAGGTGCAATTTCTTAATTTGATTTAATTTGTCCCAGCAGTTGTTTTAGTTTTGCACTTTGAACATCTGCTGTGACCTTGGGTGCTTCTAAATCAAAGTCTTCTCGAGGTTTTGCCCGTTCCCAGGGTGGTGAGTCAGTTTCTCCCTCTGCTGGTTTTACTTGACTCCGTGCTTTGATTGAGTCCATGATTGAACTTTGTGGCTTGTTGTAGCCGGTGCCTTCGTCTCCGCCTTCATCAGTAATGCGCATGGTTTCAATATTGTATTCCAAATCAATCTTTTGTCCCACGCCAGTACTACTACGTGACTTCATACATTGTATCTGATACTTGCCACGCTCTTTCATGGCACGTGATGTAAAGATACCAAACACGTTGTCAGCAGTATTGATCTTTGAAATACCACCTGAAATGTGCGAGTGATCAAATTCAATTTCCTCTACCGCGGATCTATTCAACTGACTAGCAGTAACCATGAGTACTGCTAGTTCTTTGGCCAAGTTACGCAATTCCTCTGACACATACTTGTCTTTCACAAACAAGTCATTGGGCGAAACTTTGGCACTGACCGGCATCAGCAAGTCCAAATAGTCAATCATTACAAAGTCTACCCGCTTGCCTGTTTGAATTTGATACTCTTTCAAATATGCACGAATGTCATTGATGTTGCTTTGTGCTGGCAAGCCTTTCACTTGATAGTTACCCGACTTCTTGGCCACTAGCTTGACCTTGAGTTCAGTTGTGTCCATGTCCCGGCGAATGTCCTTGGTGCTCATGTTTGTTAACATAGCATCAGTTCTCAAACTTGTTAGTTCTTCACTCAGTTCTAATGTGATATACACTCCACTAAGTCCTTGCTGTAGCCAGTTCAGTGCAATGTTCATCATCACAAGTGACTTGCCTGAACCTGATCCCCCGGCAAAGATGTTTAGTTCACCACGACTGAATCCACCATACAACAATCTGTCCAGTTGTGGCCATCCTGTGCTTACTTGCCCGCCCGAGTTGAAGTATTTTTCAATGCGAGCCTTGGGGTCAGCAAAGTAATCTGTGCCCATGTCTTTGGTAAGTGATATCTGTACTGCATCTTTGATGAGTTTTTCTACTGGTTCAAATTCGCCTTTCTCCAGCAAGTCTGCTGACTTCAAAATAGCACGTTCAAGTTCTTGGCGTCGAGTAAATGCTTCGAACTCGCCCATGAACCAGTCAAAGTGGCCTTCGTTTAGATCTGGCACTGGTGCAAGTCGAACGCCTGTGGTTGCTGAAATCTGCTGCCTGTCGGGCATGGTCTTGTGTTTGTCTGAGTGTTCTTTGATGAACTCAGCCGCGGGTCTCAGACTCCGGTCAAAGTTCTGTGGGTTATAGATATTTTGAACACGCACATAACTTGTTGCGTCTTCCAACATCATCTCTAGAAATAGTCGTTGGACATCAAGTCCGTATTCTTTTAACAAGTTGTTTTTTCCTCATCTCTATTTTAATTTTACTAGTTTCTCTTGCTGACATAATAGTTAGCAAGGCTCCTAATCGTCCTAGTTTTATCACAGCATCATTGACATCTTTGCAACCCGCAGGCCACTCAGGTATGCTCACTGCCCAGCCCAGTTCCACAGCACGTTCAATCAACTCCACACCTGCTGTATCTTGATCAGGCACCACAGTTATTTCACGTCCAAGACTGCGTATCAATCTTGCTTGGCTGTCACTGATGGTATTGTGCATCACTGCAAGTCCACCAATTGAAAGTGCATCAAAAATGCCTTCCATGACCAACACATGTTGCCAGTTGGCATGTTGTAAATCTGTACCAAATACATAGCCCGGTTGTGAGTGATTGATGTACTTGGGCTGTTTGTCATCTAAAAATCTGGCAGTCCAGCCCACCACTCGATTGTCGTATGTGAACGGAACTAACACAAACGGCCTAACCCAATGAATACCATCATTCTTGATCGAAGTCATTATAGGAAAGTCTTCTGGCACACCGCGTTTTTGGATGTAGTTCCAGTAGTAAGGAAACTCTGGTGTAACCACTTCTGAGAAAGGTGGAAAATCATCCGACTCTTCAAATTCAATAGCACTAAGTGTATTGAACACACGTTGTCTATCTTCTAGTATACCGTGTATGCTACGATGCCGCAAACTTTCAAGATTGAGCATTTCAATTTCATTGTCTGGTACACCCATCCATGACAATAACCTACGGGCTTTGAAACCAACTGTGCGTCCTAGAATGAAACTGGCTGTGTAACTACAATTGAAACAGTGATAACTCCAGCCTTGGTCGGTTGCTTTGATACCACCACGTCCACGTCGGTCCGGGCTGTTACCATTGTGAGTGCAACATACAGCATTAAAACTCAGCCAGCCTTGGGGGCTGGGTCGTCTTTTTGCAGGTAGATAAGCAAGGATGTCTAGCATCTGTTGAGTATAACAGATTTATCGCACTAGATCAACGATATTGAACGTTTTGTACTCGTCCGTTTGTGAATAGTGCAGTGGCACTTACGTTGCTTTGGAATTGAACTGGCAAATATCCTGATCCGCCATTGGTGATGGTGACACCGGCCACACCGCCGTTGGGATCAATCGTACAGGTGGCAGTTGCACCAGAACCGTCGCCCAAAATTTCAATCAGGGGTGGTGCCACATAGTACACTCCGGGATTGGTAATGCTCACTGAAGTTACCACAGTATCTGTAACTTGTACAGTGCCTGCGGCACCATAGCCAATTGAGTTGTTGAATGCCAGGCGTAACAAGGGATGGAAACCAACTACGTTAAGATAATCACTCACAGTGTCGCATAGGTATTGTCTTGACTCTGTCACATTGTACCAAACTGATTCATAGTTCTGGGCGGCTTGTATTTTGACTGTACCTGTGTATCCCACCAAGTCATACTTGACTGTGGTCAAACTTGAACCATTGGTGGGCATGAAACTGCTGTAGAATTCAGTTGATTGGATGGCATTGATTGGCTGTGGTGTCAGCGCCCAATCTGGCCATTGAGTTGGACCCACGCCAAAGTAGTTGTTCTTGCCGTACATGTCAGGCACTGTGCAAACCGCGGCTGGTATGTGTTGTGGCAATACACTATCCACAATGTTGCAGTCTGCTCTGGCCTGGCTGTTTGCATCTGTATAAGCGGCCTGCACATAGTCGCCTGCTGTGCGTTGTATGCTATAACTGGCAGGTTGTGCCTGTATATTGATAGTATCTTCTGTACTGAGCACTACTTTGACTCTGCCCAGGGAAGAACTCAAGATGTCCATGGGCTTGGTGACCAGGAGTTCATCTCCTGTTTGATTTACCACACGGAAAACAAAACTAGAGCCTGCAATATTCACCGGCTTTTGGTCTTGATTGATAAATTCAAAGAGCAGAACATTGTCCACTCCCTTGTTGATTGTTAGTTGTTTTGCGTACACTGGGTCGTACCTCGCTGTAAAATATCCGCCACTGGTGTCTATCAAAAGTACCCGGACGATTTGTTGGTATAAGTAAACGGTGGTTGAATACATAGGATCCTCAATAAGTATTTATGGGTAATAATATCTTTGAAAAGTTGACAGAAAAATATCCCTTCATAACATTGTGCGTTTACGCCAATGCAGAATATGTGGGAGTGGTGCAGAACAGGGACGATATTGTTACAACTATCTACGACTTCGGGGCCGTTACTGATCAACAAGCCAAAATGCTGTTTCTAGAACTAGCCAGCACTTGGTGGTGGGAAAGCAATAGATCAATCCCCATAAACATTTTTTTGCGCAAAGACTGGGAACAGTTCCGCTATACCCTGCGAACTTTTGTCAACAAAGATCTAGAAATTCTACACGGTCCTGCTTGCAGTCTGCTGGACATAGTACGCAAGAAAAGCAAACGTAAATCAATTACTCTTGTACGGAGAATGGATTGATCCGAAATTTCATTGCCAACGGATGCTCGTTCACTGAATATATTAAAAATCCCGACCATGTAACAAAAACCTGGGCAACATATTTGGCACAGGATCTTGCAGTAGATCATCACGTGAACTTGGCCAGTTCGGGTGCGGGCAATGAATATATTTGCCACAGCACAATCAATTATCTTGAAGCCAACAGTTTTGATCCAACTCAAACCCTGGTGGCCGTGATGTGGTCCGGACCCACTCGAATTGATGTTCCCATGAGCAAAGATTGGTACAATCATATCAAGTTTGGTGATTACTCATGTTGTAAAACCGACAGCATTGGTCATTGGATCAACAGCGGAGGTCAAGGTGGAGGTTGGACCTATGCCGCTGTCAGCAAAAACATATTTGATAATCTATACAAAATTGTTGATCCCATGGATCTTTGCATGAAAAGTTTAAGGTATTTTATACTGTTAGAATCTTATCTCAAACAACGCGGCTACAAGTTCTTGTTTACCAGTTTTATTAACTACTGGGACACTACCAAGCAATACCCTGATATATCTGTAGGTGAATACAACCTAGGTTGGTTATGTCAAGATCAACCGATATTTAAAAACTTTGATTTTAGTAACTGGGTGTTTGTTAACGATAGCCGAGATTGCATTGGAGAATTTGCTTGGAATAGCCAATCCAATGGTGATGCACATCCTAGAGACAAAATGCATCAACGTTTTGCTAAAGAAATTTTACTGCCCAGAGTCCAGCAAATTCATGTGTAGTGCTACCAAGGCCGCATAACTGATTGCATGCGCCTTCTTAAAAGTATAGCCTTGTGAGTCGTCCCCGTCCCATACTGACGCAAATACTTCTGTCCACGGGCGTGTTTGTAAATGTGCCTTGCCCGGACGAATAATACTGATAAAGGCCGCCATCCTGGGTATTGAATCTGGTCGCATTGTTTTGAGCAAGTCTGTATAGTTGCCCACGTGTACCAGTTGACCGGCCCAGGCCCGATCAGTCCATAGTCGTTCCCAAGGCGGTGTTGCTGTGAGCATGGCTTCATAATGTGCAGGATCACGAATCAACTGATACACACTCATATTCAAGAAGTCCAGTTTGAAGTATCCACGAGATTCGGCAGTTTCAGAATCTAGTGACGCACAACCTGCTACAGGATCTCGAGGTATGTCTGTTACATAAATACCCGAATTGTGTTTCCTACCATTACTTTGTCGTGCAGGAATGTGTTCAATCAGTTTCAGTACGTCCTCGCGATTCGCAAAATCTAAATCTATATCTGCGCTCATTACCATCCTGCCTTGTTCAATATATCTTTCACATACTCTTGATCCGCTGGGTAGTTGGTAAACTTTTTTTGCCAAGCGTCCGAATCAATGTAGTGCCATACCATGGCCACTTGTTCTGTGCTCAGTTCACTTAGAAACTTTTGTCCCGACTCTGAATTGTAGATTATCCAAGGACTTATGCGTCCTGCTGTGATAGCATAGCACAAGGCATTGGTATTGCCATAGCGCATCCAGTCATGTGGGGGATTGCCTGTTTCCTCTGCCCAACGTATGCTGTGTTCTATTGCCCGAGCCAAGGCATCGTCTACTGCTTCCACACGCAAGTATTCTATCAAGTACTCTGTGTACACATTGTCACTACACCAGTGATCAATCTTTTTTTGTGCTTTGAGCAACCAGGTCATGAAACGTGGGGGTGCAATCACATGAGTGTTTACACAATAGTTTCCAAACTTGACAAATGCTCTATAGTATGGTGAGTCACAAAAGTCATCGTGTGTTTTGTTTTTGGCCGAGCCTTGCATGGTTTCATAGAACCGGATGTAGGCTTGAAAACCCATACGCACACCTGCTTCATGCTTCGCCAAACGCCTACGCTTGGGCTCACAAGAATGCACCAACATGGATGATTCTTTCATGAATGTTTTTTTGCAATACTCACACGTGAATGTCATTTTTTATCAGCGCCTGCGGATCGATTGTATGCATCTATTTCTTTTTGGGTTGTGATCTGTGCCATGACATCTATTTCGTCATCTTTATATGTGGGATACATGGCCATCAAGGCCTTGCGTTTGGCACTGAGTCCGGCTTCTTTCTTTCGGGGCGCGATCCAGGGATGACGTGGTGTTCCCAATCCGGGACTCACACTTGTGGCCATGAGCCATTGTAATTTAGGGTGCTTACCCACGTTGAAAAAGTGTTTATTCAGTCGCTCGTTGCAGGCAATCACATAAAACTCTTGCAGTTCACGTGAACCTTCCACCGCCGAGCCCCAACGTATCATGAGATAGTTTGAAAACTTTTTCTTTTCTTCTGGGGTCAAGTCATCGTAGAATGTTCTCGCCTTGCGGTCAAACATACGCATCTCATTAGCAATGTTCAGTTTATCACTCATGTTTTAGTTAGTCTATAGATCATTATAGCATGTTCTAGTGCATCTTGTAAAGTAGGATTGGTTCTTGCCGCCTGGCGAATTTCGCCCCAAAGTTTGTCTTCCATTATGTGATCATGCAAGGGTCTACCATCTTGGGTTCTTGAGTCGTAGTCAATTTGGTGACCCGTTATGGGATCATATCCATAACCTACTAGGACACGGTCAGCAGGGTCAGCACCCGACTCTCGAGCATACACTTCATTACCCACACGCTCGTAGATGTATGTTGCATCTGGTTTGAGTTGTCCCATTACCAAGCCTTGTTGTAGTCCACGATCTCGCAGTTGCGGCTGACATCTTTTACAAAGTACACACAATCGGGTTCGGGTTCGTCGTTTATGGGCACGGCCAACATCTGACCGTTCTTGAGTTTGGGTGCATACCAGTTGACTTCATGATACACATCTAGTATCTCAATATCGGGGAAACTGGGTCTGTAACTGCTAAGTGGATTGAATTGAAATACTCTAAAGCCTCTATCATTAATCGAAGTTAACGGCAACACTTCCAAGTCACCAATGTCGGGTTCACCTATCAGTATCTGCCAGTCCATGGGCATTTTGAGAGTTTGTGTTCCTATACGCAACACCAGGGCCGGCGCATTAAACGACTCTAAAAAGATCAAGGGAATAAAATGATAGTCTGGGTCTGCTGGATTCGAATTGTCTAGTATAGCAAAACGCATGTCATCAACTTCTTCGGGCAGTTGATTTAGATCGTAGTAGGTGTTGTCTAGTGTTAATATTCGCATGTTGTTATAATACAGGATTTAAAACTAAAAGTCAAGATCTTTTTTTCATGATCACGCCACAATCTGTGGTCCATTCCAGAACTTCATAACCTTGGGACAGCAAGTAAATCACACAAGGTCCACATTTACCAATCCAACAATCATTAAATTGGTATGTGTCATCAAACATTACCATGGTATTGGTGTGAAACAATGATTGTAATGCTAGTAGTTGTTTCATGTGTTCAATTTGGCAATTGACATTATTCATCTCAATTCCTTGTCTAGCATACTCAGCGATTTGCTTTTTGGTTATATCGCGGGTGGCAATTTCTCTTATGTCATATGTATAATCAAAATTGTCCAGATATACCAATGCAATATCTGTGTGCTTGGACGCAAACTCCCGGGCCCATGCACTGCCTGGTTGCACCACAAATTCAACATTGTCAAGGGTGTCTTGTAATCTAGTTTTAGCGTCATCTGACAAATCAACCGAGATCAATTTGGTTCCATGTTCCTGTGCCAAGTTTGCCAGTATTGTTGTACTACCTTCAAATCTGTCACTTCCAATCTCGACAAACACACCAGAAGTTTGCTCGGGCATGTGTTTTTTAAGTTGCTCAAAAATTTGTGTGCCCATTATGCTATCTTCATCCATTCCAGTTTCTCTGCTGAGAATGGATAGTTGGCTTCTTTGTAGAACTGTTTGCGTTTGGTCAGGTGCCGCTTGGCAAACTTGCAGGTACTGGTAATGTCCCAAATTTGCACATGATCTTTGTCTTCAGCTTTTCTTATACCTCGTCCAATACTTTGAATAACACGGACAAAACTTTTCCCGGGTTCAATAAGAACCAAATTAAAAATCCTAGGGATATTAATACCCACAGCGGCAACACCATAGGTAGCCACAATAATCTTATCAACACTGTCTGCAACTTCATCATATTCATCTTGTCTATCTTTTGCTTTGGTCGCACCGCTTACAAACACAGCACGATCGCCCAGGCGTTCTACCAATGCGTTGCCTGCGGCCACTCTATCCACAAGTACCAGTGTGTTGCCTGTTTCGTTTACTCGGCGTATGAGATCAGCCATGGTGTCCAGTCGGCCAGACTCTTCAAGCAAGTATTTAAGTTCCGATTGATACTCTTTATACTCCACGTGATCCACCAGTTGCACAATGTTCACATGACAGTTGGCCAATACCCCTTGCTGTTGCAGTTCATTAGCACTAAGGCGTCCAATAACAGGGCCAAGCCCTACTAGCAATGCTTGACTTTCAAACTTCTCTTTGGGTATAGTTCCAGTCAACCCCCAGCGAATTGGCACTCTAGCCATTACGCCAGTTAGCAAGGTTTTGAGTGCATCTGCTTTGGCCATGTGTACCTCGTCTACAATAACGCATACCACACCTTCCAAGAACTCACCAATGGTTACTTCACCTGTGCCTGCCTTGGTGTTCTTTAACAAGACATTTAGACTTTGCCAGGTGCAAATGGTATGTGTGCGTCCATACTCTTTTCTATCGCCAAAGAACACACCCACATCTTGCTCCATGTTGATGTAGTCTTTTTCTGTTTGTGTCACAAGACTCTTGTTGGGCACAATCACAATGCTTCGTCCATACGGTGTGACAGCATTTGATAGTGCCGCTGTCATGATTGTTTTGCCTGCACCTGTGGCCACTTCTTGCAGGCATTGTGGATTGGCCAGGAAGTTGTTCACAATATCAACTTGATAGTCCCGCATGACGATGGGTTGACCAACAGCAGGGTGACCTTTGGGCCATTTGATATGTGCAAACGAATCTTCACGCACCTGTTCAAACGCAAATGTGGTTGAATAATCTCTTTGATCATCTAGTTCAATATCATAATCAAATTTTTCTAATATGGGAATAATCTCGGGCAGTAAGTTTGTGTAAGTGCTACCACCCAATTGGAAGTAACTGACCTTGCCATCCCAGCGTCCCAGTCTAACTGCGGGCAGGTAACGGGCATAAGGCACATCATATTTGAAAGCATTAACCAAGGCCTTGCGCACATCCAAATCCAAGCCCTCCAACTTGATGTTGACTTCGTCCCGGATTTGTATTGTGCATCTTTTCATTGTGTTTATTGTACAGGGTTTGTGGGTGATTTGCAACCAAGCAGGCAAATTTATAACAGTACCTTCAAGGGCATTTGGTTGTTTTTTAATTGTGCTGTGATTTTGTTGTGATCTGGTGCCCGGCCAAATACCACAACACCAAAAATATCATGCACAGTCCAATTGGGAATGTTCCAGTGTTGACACCATGTGAGTTGTCGCGGAGCCCACCAAGACTCAAAATCTTCTACATCAATATCCTGCAAAAAATCCATGTCATCCAGGGCCACCATTATTTTTGGTCTAAGTCGTAACCAAGGTTTGGCAAGTTCGTGCATGCGATACGTGTCATCGGGCTCTTGATCTTTCCAATAGGAATAGGGAGATTTCCCCAATTCAGACCAGCGCACAAACACATCACCTGCACGGATTCGTGTGGTGGCACTTTGCATCCATTGAGGATCAAACGGCCGTTCTAACTGGCCAGATTTTTCTCTATAATCAATCTGCAAAAAATTCAAATTTGCCTCGACTCTTTTCTCACATAAATGAATATGCTCGTGAAAATCTAGCCAAGCGGGATCACCGTGATAATTGGTTTCGTAGATTCGGTGTATACTATTAAGATAACTTTGATCTTGTTGATGACACAGGACTTGATCGATCTCTACACCCAATCGACTGGCACAGGCCGCCAATTGTTCAACCCGATACTGATGTGTTGAATGCTCGCGGTAAAAAGGGTTGTCCCAGTCACGAAATGGCACTGGCACATATTGAAGATGTTTGTATATTTGTCTGTATACAGCGGCAACTGGGGTTGAGTCTAGAATTAAATCTACAACGTCGTTATTGGCAAAAACGATTTGCATAGTATATTTAAGATAAAAAAACAGGTACCTTGTTTAAGGGTACCTGTTATAAAACCTGGGCTGGAGCCAACCAATGCCCAGGGAAAGGGTCAATTTTGTGTGCTGATCTTGCGCACAATATATCCTTCGATTCGGTAGTATTCTACGTCGTCCATGTCACTTGTTGTAAACAACAAAAAGTCACCTTCATACACTTCGTACATCAGTATGTTTCCTTTACCAAGTCATATTGCTCAGCGGGCCATTTAGTTTTGAACTCTTCGCTCTTGACGTATTCATTGTATGCTTTGGCATCAAAAAACGTCTTGCGAAAAATTGCTTTGTACTCACCTTTAAGGGTTATGGTCAAGTAGATACTCTTTGCTTTGCCTGCCATATTATGCCACCTTCATACAAGTTGTTTCTGCTAAACGTTTCCAATTTAACACACTCATCTTGCGCAAATCTGCAATCTTCAATGCCATACGCAAAGATACTTCACGTAGACGTTCTTTGTTGGTGTGCATAAACTCAATGATGTCGTCTTGCACTGCCTCTTCAAACTCATAGTCTTGGAACAGAACACCGTCTTTGGCAATCTGTTTAATACGCAACAAACGATCACGCATGGTGTCCAAGGTCAAGTCCAGATAGTGACAGCGTGATTGCAATGCATCCAAGTGATCACGCAATTTTTGCGATTTCATTTGATCAAATTTCAAGTTAGTAATAAAGATTACTGAACCTTTGAACTCGAATCGATCTGGGATACCTTCACGGCGCAAAGCACTAGATTCACTCAACCAGGAGATAACACGTTTCTTACCGGAATCTAAGGCACCTTTCAGCAGGTTAAGTGCCACGTCATCTAGCAAAATGCTATCACAGTCGTCAAACACAATAACACAATTCTCATCTGAGTACTTGTAAAGTGTTTGGAACAAGCCGATTGGGGTGGCCGAACCTTTTACAACTTCAGCACGTAGACGTTTGCCTGCAAGTTTGTCAAACAAACATGCCTTTTCAATTTCTGTCTCAACACCGTAACTCTTGCCAACACCCGGAGGGCCTGACACAATCATAGCACGGATGTCACCGCTCACAGTGGCCTTGGTCATTTCTGTAAGAATGTCAAAACGCTCACGTATGCGATTCATCGCGTCCTCGTCAGATTCTGTCACAAGAACTGATTTTTCAAAATGTACTGTATTGTCTTTTGTCATGCCGTTAGTATACTCTATATCTGAAGGGTTGTCAACTGTAATACGGATTGTAGGGGCAAAGCCGGGAAACTGTCCTTCATTTTGGACTGTGACGTATCCACCTTTTTTACCAGTTTGAAATCCTTTTACAAGAGTAAAAGAAACATCTTGCACGGGTTGATTGCGATACACACCACGTAAAACTCGAATTGCACTCATAGTTGGCTCCTTTTTGTGCGGGTTAAAATTAACTGTCTATGCTTATATTATAGCAAATGACCATTAAATGGTCAAGTACTACAAAAGTATTACTTTTGTGTGATTTCATCAACTTTTTGCTCATATTCCAAGCGACTCAGTACTACTTGATACATGCAATATATCAAAAATGTAATACTTCCTATTGCAAGTAGATTAGTCAATTCTTTTGCAGTTAAAGTTGCAAACAAAAGTTGTATACCAACTGCAATGGTGGAAGTTACAACAAGAATGCCTGCTGTCTGTAATGCGGCTTTGAGTTTTAAATTCATATGTTTCCTTTGTTTCTTTATGTGTGTATTATAGCAAAAGACCGATTAGTTGTCAATTACACTAAAAGTATTACCTTTGGAAATCCACAAGACGTTGCACAAGAATGCCATGCTCTGCGTCCATTTCCTCATGGCTGAGATAGAAGTCTGTGGTGGGATCATAATAGCGTCCTTCTCGAGGATCATAATACAACACACGACCGCTTGCATATTTAAACGGACCTTCAAGTCCCTTGCGTGGACCATACTTTTGACGCATAAGGTCTGTTTCAAAACGATCTGCAATAATCCTGTAGCCCATCTGGCTCTCCTTTTTGCTCTGTATGCCGTAATTATAGCAAAATGGGAATTATTGGTCAAGTACTACTCTAGTACTACTTTTTATTGCCACAGTTGTTGCACTAAAGGGTCGTGTACATCTGCGGGTTTTGGGTTGCCGTGGAACACTACCACACTGGTGTCAGGCTTGATTTTTACCCCGGTGCCGGGTTTGAGATGTCGTCGTTTGGCAAAATCATATCCACCATCAAGACACTGCCAACGAAAACTTTCAAAACGAAAGTCATCCGCAAATCGTCGTTGATTTACGTCTAGTACTGCCCCCAAGTAGTCTTGATCTCCGGGATAACTTTTGATTGTGGCTTTGAAATCTGCTTGCGAGAACCGATCCCATATCCAACCGAACCGATCAACATTGAACCACATCATGCTGGAATTCATTGTAGTGGTATCTCTGCGTTGTAGATATCTAAAGTCTCTAATGGTCCAAAGATAATCTGTACTGAGTTCACGCACCCAGTTCAGTTGATTTGCGATTACTACATCTAGATCAAAATATAACATATTACCCGCAAAGTGTTCAGGGTTGAACAACTGCATTTTGTACCACCAAGATCGCTTGGGTCCGCTTATGCCCCAGTCTTCTAGGATGTGTTTGACCATGTGTGGCGGTACTGATCTATCATGTTCTGTATAAACATGCAAGCGTACCTCTGCTGTTAAATGGCGACACAACATATTGTACAAGTGTTCTACATACCGCCAGTTGTAGCCTGATCCGTGAATAACGCAGGCACAGTCAATGCGCCCAGGATTCTTTTTTGACATTAGAATTGAAAGATAATTTGATATTCGTCGTAAATGGGCAAATGGCCTTGACCGTACAAATAGTCAACTATACGACTGCCTTTTCCGGTGCGCCGATTGTTGTTGACCCAGCGCGAGTTGTCGTCAATTGCTACCACGCAACCCGGACGAATGTTGGGTTGTACTGTTAAGAATTCATTTAAATGATGCTGGGCACTGGCCGTGTCATCGTTCCAATCAACATCGTAACTGTCCAGATAAAACAAGTCCACTTGATCCAAGTCAGTTTGCTGTTGTAGCCAAGCCACGCTGTCACTAAGTGCAACCGAAAAGTTTGTGCTTGCAATGCTATTACGTGCGGCTTCACAAGCCTGACTGTCTATGTCTACACTACGCATTTGGCCGCCGTACAAGTCCACAAACTCTGTGAATAGTCTGGCACTTTGTCCGTCCATCCAGTTACCTGGTGTTCTCAGTGTGCCTGTTTCCACGATGTTGAAATTGCTTTGTTTTTGATTCAACAACAATCTAAAAATGATGTCAAAGCCCACAGCACGATTGTACATGCCGTCCACAAGAACCCCCTGTGTTCCGTCAAACCGAATGTTCAACAAAGGGTAATAGATTCGTCTGTAATGGTCAAGCCAGGTATTCATGTGTTTGTTTCCAGTGCTGGTGCCAGTCTACTTATCCATGTGCCTCGACGCAGTTCATCTAAAGTGTACTCTGTGTGACAAACTTGTACCAACCAAGTGTCTCGATCTCGAGTGTAAGGTCGTTCAATTTCCCCAAAACTCATGCCCACAGGATATGCCAGACTACTTGGTGCCACCACAGGACGCACTCCGGCTATGGCCGCTTGTATTCCCGGGCCTGAATTGTAGTTTACTAGGGCATGACAGTCATAATGCATATCAAAACTGTCATAAGTGTTGGGCACTCGGTTGGGTGTTTCTATAGTGACGCCTACAGGTAAATTGTCAAATGCCAATCGACAACGTGGATGTGGGCGCACGGTGACGGGACGATCTGTTGAATTCCGGAGTATTTGTAGTGTGCTGTGCAACCAGTCCGACATGTTCAAGCCAGACACTTGTAAACTGCGATCGTGTTGCAAGGCCACAATGATGTTGGGTTGAGAGTTGAATTGTGTGGCCAAACTGATTTTTAATTTCCGGGGTCGATCCCAATCCAAATTGACATGGTTTCCGTAGTAGCCGTCTGCTGTGATATTGTTCACAGCAATCTTCCAGGTGTCGCCACGATACAATGCCCCAATTTCAATTATGATCACTGGCCGACCTTGAGATCTATAATGTTCATATACTGCTTGATTGGCTGCCATCCTACCTGCCCACAATACACTCCAAATGACGGCGGCATCCGAAGTCAATGAGTTTTCTTGTGTTTGAATGCCACGGGCCTGTAAACAGTCTAGTACTGCACTCATGACTGGTTTGGAATTTTTTGCACATTGTAAAGGAAAATAGGCTATGTTTTTGATCATAAGTAATTTTTAATGAAGTACACTGTAATTACCACGTTTAACGAGTCGGGCTATAAACAATATGGCCAACGCATGATCCAAACCTTTCTGCAGACATGGCCGCAAGAAGTCACACTTGTGGTGTACGCAGAGGGCTGTACTGTTGAGGAAACTGCACCCAATCTTGTGGTGCATGATATTGCCATAGCAGATGCATTGACCACATTCAAAACTGCCTGGGCCGGTGTGCCACGGGCCAATGGAGATGTCAGCGACGATCCTGTTCGTAGCAAAAGAAAAGATTCCGGTAAAGGATTCAAGTGGGACGCTGTGCGTTTTGCTCACAAAGTCTACTCAATATTCCACTGTGCTAGAAGTATCTCAACTGATTGGTTGATATGGATGGACGGAGATACTGTGTGTCATAGCGCCATTACTCTTGAAGACCTAGAACGCATGTGTCCCCCAGATCGAGACTTGTGCTTTTTAGGACGGCAAGGCAAATACTCTGAATGTGGCTTATATGCTATGAATCTCACAAGACCTGACACAAAAACTTTCTTGCAACGTTTTCAACGCATGTACGATGATGCTGAACACGGAATATTTACACTTAAAGAGTGGCACGATAGTTATGTATTTGATGATGTACGAAAGCAATGCGTGTTAAATGAACTGGATTGGTCCGGTCATTTGATCACAGGCGAAGGCCATCCTTTGATCAACTCGGAATGGGGTGCATACTTGGATCATCTCAAAGGTGCTCGTAAAGATCTAGGTCGTAGCAAGCGAGCAGATCTAAAAGTTCCGCGTACTGAAGCGTATTGGCAATGACCTGGATATTCTTGAACAAAAACAACGCCGACGAATACATTGAAATGTTTGCGGCTGGGTCACAAACTGTGCCCACTTGTTTGGAAACATGGAATTATGAAGACAGCGATGCTCCGTTAGTGCTACGTGGTATAATGAAACACAAGATAATCAAGCGTTGTTGGGCGGATCAAAGACCGTTTTATTACATGGACTCTGGTTATCTAGGCAACAGACCCAGCATGGCCAATCCCAATGGTTGGAAGTTTTGGCATAGAATTGTACCCAACAATCTACAGCATGGTGAGATAATTGATCGACCCCCAGATAGATTACAACGTTTAAATATAAAGATTCGTCCCAGGCAAAATCATTGTAGAGATATACTAATAGTTGCTCCGGATGAAAAGCCTTGTGCCTTTTACGGTATTACACTGAACGAGTGGATCAAGACCACCACCGATACCATAAGACAACATACTGATCGTCCCATACGCATGCGACAACGTCCTGCGTCAAGACAGGATCGCAAAACACAACGGCCCGAAGAGTGGCTCAACGATGTGCATGCCATAGTTACATTCAACTCAACAGCCGCTACAGAAGCGGTATTGGCTGGCGTACCTGTCTTTGTCACAGCGCCTGCCAATGCCGCACGACCTGTGAGCAATCTAGATTTAAGCACAATAGAAACACCTTGGTTCCCAGACGGTGACCAGGTATATAAGTGGGCTTGCCACTTGGCGTATGGGCAGTTTCATACCACAGAACTGGCCAATGGCACCGCAGCCGCAATACTCAAGGAGACTCAACATGCGTGAACACTATGGATGGCAATTTCCCGACTTCGAAACACACTTGCCACGGATGATTAAAAAAAGTGTGGACAAAGGCTTACCACCCGAATATCAAATTGCCGTACGACGTCGCAGTATTGAGTTATGTAAAAAACGAGAGGTAGCACTAGACATTGGTGCCAACGTGGGATTATGGTCGCGTGATCTTGTGAAAAGTTTTGGCCGTGTGATAGCATTTGAACCTGTTGGTATATTTAGAGAATGCCTGGAACGCAATGTCGTAGGCGACAACTTTGAAGTGCGTCCCATTGCGCTGGGCGATCAGGATACTCAGGGCACAATGATCATTACCGAAGACAATTCAGGCCACAGCCATCTTGATCCTGCTTCTATGGGCACAGGCGATGTACAAGTTGTTCGTCTTGACAACTTGAACTTTCACGACATAAGTTATATCAAAATTGACTGCGAAGGCTACGAATATCGCATACTACAAGGTGCTGAACAAACTATTCGACGTTGCAGACCCATTGTGGTGATAGAGCAAAAACCACATGATGCTTACAGCAAACAATACGGACAGTTTGCGGCTGTTGGGTTGCTGGAAGATTGGGGCATGGTCCGACTGGATCAAGTG